TTTAACTTCACAATTAACTCTGGTAACGAATACTTGATGTGTGAAGTTTGTAGTGGTGATACCTTCACTGTAAACCCACCTCACCCGGTATGGACAAACAATTATGGAACCGCAGTTACAATGTTAGATGCTATCGTTTTAGGTGGCCCGAATGGTTTAAATAATTAAATTAAAAAAATAAGTATTTATTTATATGAATTACAAAAAAGTTGTTAAACAGATTATTTCAGAGATCATTCACGATCAGATGAAACCTACGATGAAGTATTATGCTTTTGATTGGGACGATAACCTTATGTATATGCCAACAAAGATTTATACTAAAGATGATAAGGGTAAAGTTGTTGGTATGTCCACAGAAGATTTTGCGGAATACAGAACTGAGATTGGAAAAGAACCTTTTGAATATGAGGGACATACCATAGTTGGTTTTGATGAAAATCCCTTTAGAGACTTTAATGTTCCTGGTGATAACCAATTCCTTAAAGATGCAATGAAAGCACCTACAGGACCGGCGTGGGACGATTTTGTGGAGGCTGTTAATAATGGGTCGGTTTTCTCAATCATCACAGCAAGGGGACACACCCCAACAGTTCTTAAAAATGCGGTTTATAATTTAATTAAGAAAAACAAACACGGTATTAGTGAAAAAGAATTGGTTAAAAACTTAAAAAAATATAGAGAATTAGCCGACGAAGAAGATTTATCTGATGACGAACTGGTACGATCTTATTTAGATATGAATAGATATCACCCCGTAAGTTTCGGTCAAGGTTCAGCTGCCAACCCTGAACAATTAAAAGTAGATGCAATGAAAGAATTTATGACCTATGTTCAAAACCTTTCAAGACAGTTACAGGAAAAGGCATTTATGAAAAATAAGATTAGCAATTATTTTGTTCCTTATATTGGTTTTTCAGATGATGACTTAAGAAATGTTCAAGCAATGAAGAAACATTTTGATGATGAATCTGGTTTAGAAATTTATCATACTGGAGGAGGAAAGAAAACCAAATATTAATTAAAGTATTAAATATTAATAAAACTAGGTCTAGTAGAGATATAATTTAAAAAATAATTGAAGTAAATAGAAAAATTTTTATTTCACACTATTTATAATAAAAATAAAAGAAAAAAGTAAAAAATAAGATATGGCTGATTTGTTAATGAAAATGCCGATCCCTTACGAACCGAAAAGGGAGAACCGATGGATTTTGAGATTTCCATCATCACTTGGTATCAATGAATGGTACGTTGAGACGACTTCTAGACCAAAACTACAAATCGGTTCAACAGAGATTCAATTCCTAAATACATCAACATATGTTGCTGGACGTTTCACTTGGCAGGAACTACCTGTAACTTTCCGTGACCCAATTGGGCCTTCAGCTTCACAAGCGGTTATGGAATGGATCCGTTTATGTGCTGAGTCAGTAACAGGACGTATGGGTTATGCTGCGGGTTACAAAAAGAACGTGGACTTAGAAATGTTAGATCCAACAGGTGTTGTTGTTGAGAAATGGATTTTAGAAGGAACATTTTTAACTGGTTATGATGGTGGATCATTATCTTATTCAAGTGACGGTATTGCTAAAATATCTGCGAATATGAGAATGGATCGTTGTATTTTGGTATACTAATAGTAAAAAACATATTAATAAAAGACCTATTCACTTTACTAGTGGTAGGTCTTTTTTATTTTTAATTATAAAAGAAAAGAACTATGGAACAAGATATATACGCTGCAGGTCAGGCAGAATTTAATTTACCACACGACGTGATTCAACTACCAACACAAGGTAAGTTTTATAAATCAAAAAAGAAAGCAATTAAGGTTGGTTATTTAACTGCTGCTGATGAAAATATTTTGGCTGAAATTGATTATAAGAAAAATATTAACGAGGGTATTATATTGCCTTTATTAAGAAATAAAATCTATGAAAAAGATATTAGACCTGAAGAACTTTTGGATGGTGATATTGAAGCAGTATTACTTTTCCTACGAAACACATCTTTCGGTCCTGAATACGCTGTAACGGCAATTGATCCACAAACAGAAGATAGATTTAAAACGACAATATTATTGGATGAGTTAAACTATAAGAAAACTGAATTTGAACCAGATGAGAATGGGTATTTCCAAACTAAACTACCTGTTTCTAACAAAAATGTAAGTCTTAAATTATTGAGTGTTTCGGATAAAATTGAAATTGACAAGATTGTTAGATCTTATCCGTCTGAAAGAACCGCCCCTGTAGTTACAACAAAACTATTAAAACACATTGTTGCAATTGATGGTGATGATGATAAGAATAAAATTGCTATGTTTATTGAACAAATGCCGATTGCGGATTCTAAATTTATAAGAAGATTTATTTCCGAAAACGAACCAAGATTAGATTTATCAAAAGAAGTTATCGCCCCGTCAGGAGAAAAAGTGGTTATTGATATCACTTTTGGGGTGGAATTTTTTCGGCCTTTCCTATCAATATAAAACCACTCTTTTAGATGAGTTTTATTACTTTTCAAGACTATTCAGAACTCAATATTCCGAGTTTATGAAAATGCCCACTTATGTCCGTAAGTATTTGATCCAAAAACACATTCAGGAAACTAAAACTAATAATTAAATATTTATTGAAAAATATCATTAAGTAATATGGACAAAGAGTTAGAAGATCTTAGGAAAAGAAATGCCGAACTTGAAAAATACTTTAAAAATTCTGAATCGGCTAAAAATCAAACTAAAAGTTTTTCTAATGCTTATGAAAACGCAAGTCAAAAAGTTAACGGATCACTAGGTGAATGGACTCTTAATTTTAAAGAGTTCTCAAACTCAATTGAGGTTGCTGCTGGAAATTTAGGTGAGGCTCTAAGTCCCTTTGACCTAAAAGCCTTCCAAGAACTAGATGAAAAGGGCACCGTAATCCAAAAAACATTTGGAACAACTAAAGGTAGATTAGAAGAGTTCAAACAAACAATTGCCGATACAATTCCTGAGTTAATAAAAATGGGTATTGATGCGGATGTTGGGTTGGGGAATATTACGGCATTAATGAATAGTATGGGTTCGTCGGCCAGCTTGGGTGCTGAGGCAATTAAGGAATTATCCGCCGCCGCTAAAGTCTCAAATGTTGATATCGGAAAACTTGCAACAGAGTTTAGGAATGTTGGTGTATCTATATATGATGTTGGTGAAGAAATGAAAGTGGTTGCCGATTACGCTCGTAGTGTTGGTGTTTCGGTAAGTGCGGTTTCCGCAAAAGTTACCGAAAATATTGGTAAGATGAATATCTATAATTTTGATAATGGTGTTAAGGGACTAGCTAAAATGGCGGCAACATCTGAACGATTAGGTATTTCAATGGACAAAGTTTTTGAAATTGCAGATAATCTAATGAGCCCTGAAAAGGCGATAGATATGTCTGCCGCATTACAAAGATTAGGAGTTACTTCTAGTGGTTTATTAGATCCTTTAAGAGCGATGGATATGGCTCAAAATGATCCAGAAGCTTTACAAAAAGAGATGGTGGAGCTAAGTAAAACTTTTACAAAGTTCAATGAAGAAACCGGAAAAACGGAAATTTTACCTGGATCTAAAAGAAGGTTGAGAGAAGTTGCCGAAGCGTTTGGTTATACGGGAGCCAAGGGGGCTGAAGAATTTGCGGCGTTAGGTATAAAGGCAACCCAATTTGATGAAAAAATGAAACAGATCCAATTCCCATCTTTGGCTACGGATCAAGAAACAAAAGAGATGATTGCTGGTATGGCTCAATTAAAAGATGGGAAGGCGGTTATTAACGTTAAGAATGAACAAACCGGTGAAGTTAAATTAAAATCTGTTGATCAACTTACGGCTTCGGATATTGAAAGTTTAAAAGAAACTCAAGAAGATGGTAGTAAAACTATTGAGGAAATCGCATTAAATCAATTAAGCGTGTCCGAACAAATTGCCAGAAATACCGAAGGATTTACAAAAACTATTGCGTATGGTAAGGCAACTTCAGAACCACTTGAAAAAATGGTCACATCTGTTATGGGTTTACAGCAAGAAGTTAGTAAAGGTTTAGCGAGGAGTGTGACCACAGGTGGTGTTAGAAAGGGTTACGATGCATTGGGTCAACCAGCTGAAGACTATATAACCGCAGGTATGTCTGGAGATAAATCAAAACAACTGATCGCAGAAAAAGATTTTGTCCAAGCATTTATTGATACTGAAAAATCTATACGAGAAGGGGCTCAAGAATTTGTAAATTCAACAGCAAAAAACTTTACCACAACACTAAAAGAAACGTATAGTCAACCACAGAAAATTGAATCAACAGCTACGGTTAATTTGAATATGAATCTGACAGGAGATGCCAATGTTAAAAATATGGATCTAAACTCGGTTAAGGGAGATATCGTTAATTACTTAACTCAAACCGCCGAAGGTAAAGCGTTATTACAAGAAGCGATACAAAATAAGAATGTTCCAATGTCGGCTCAAGGTGCTAAAAACAAATAATGGTAATAAAAAATACACCAAACATCTATTTATAAAATAAAACAATATGTCTGAAAGTTTTTTATCGTTTGGTAATTCATCTGCTTTTAGGAAACAATTATTAGTTAAGAATTTAACACCTTATAATGTTCCTGGAACGTACACATCACCTGGTAATCCTGTTGATTATGAAACAGTGCTTTCAGTAAATAATGTTATTGATTCCCCAAATAATTACGTCTCAACAAATATATTTGCTCAAGATTTATATCCATTGAATGAATACGGCCCTGAAGGTGGTTTTAGTGGGCCAATTGGAATTAATTCAGTTGCCTCAACAAATAACCCTGAAGGGACTAATCAAGGGCCTTACCAACCAATTGATACTGTTTTAGATATTGTAAATGAATTTTTTATTGAATCTGCTTATGTGACAAATAAGTGGGGGCCAAGTGGGGGTTATAAAGATTTGGTTATTATTACCGACTTACAAAGTGCCGGCAACATATACCAACCTTATTGGGATCCGGGTTATTATAGTTATTCATCATACCCCACCTTTAACATCGTATTTCAAAATGATCCATTAGGGTCAAACGGGCCGTTATCATCAGATAGTTATTTAGCGAAGATTGGGGCGGCTCAATTAAAATTTGCGTTTGATGAACGAATAGCGCAAGAATTGGAACAGGCAACTGTTGGTGTTATTAATCTTGATACAATCAGTGATCCATTCTCCGCAAGTTTATT